GGTATGTGGTGTGGCGTGAGTTCAACCCGCTGCATCAGGGCGTTGGCCGCGGCACTGGCATCAGGCTATATTGACGCCACCAGCGAAGTCCCCTGCTGGGCGCTGGCGAGAGTCAGCCAACTGGAACTGAAGTCGGGCAACCGCTGCGGCGATCCGAGGGACGATTCAGATACACCTGCGTCGGGCGAGGGAGCCCCTGCGAGAGCGGGGGTTTTCTTTTGCCTGTTGACAAAGGTCGGGGGTATACCCCATAATTAGGGGACAGGGGGCGACCCCACCACACACAAGCAAATGACCCGCACTTCCGTCACCGCCAACATGACCGCCGCTGAGCTGGCCGCATGGAAGGCGAACAACCGCAAGCAGACCGGCGCTGCCGTGATCATTACTGCCGCCGCTAAGCCTGCTCGCAAGTCCCAGCGTCAAGAGTGGCAAGAGTTCCACGCTGAAACCCTTGGCATGATCGAAGCCGCCAAGCGTGAGCGCCACTTCCACATCCTTCCTCAACTGATCCAGCGCTTAAACACCGCAAACGAAATGCTCAACAACCGCGCACTGTCCTGAACCTTGCCGCCCCCGTAAGGGGGCCTCTTTATGGACTTCACTTCTCAGCCACGCTTTACATATGACGACTACATCGCCCAAGGGCTAGTGCCTCCCTGCCGCCGCGCCCGTTACATCCCTTCGTCGTCACCGCACGTTAGGGGCGATTGCTGGCTGCCTGATGACTCAAATGGTGAGATTTTCGTGGCTTGGGAGCAGCAGGTGATGCACACGGGCGGGCGCACTGAAACCCGCCTCTGGTGGGTGCCGCGATCTGAATTACGACCACAGCAGCTACCGTAAGGCCGCCGCACATATCCGATGGCAACTTACCTTTGGCACGAAATTGAGGCCGCCTACGACGCAGCCAATGACCTGGACGCTGGCAGTTTCAGTCAAACCGCTGCTGCCATCCTTTCTGTCGTCCAGCAATGGCTATATGAAGAGGGCTTTGATGAAGCCGCCGACTCACTAGACGAACAGATCTTCCACGCCGAAGAATCTGATTAACTCGCTGGGTCGGTTCTACCCGTAAGGCTGAACGCCGTGTGTGGCGGTATCGGAGGCCCAGCCAACATTCAGCATTAACCTAGAGCCATAGAATTTGTGCATGGCTAGGCGCAAGAAATGACCTACACCGGTTTCAAGCACTACGACCGGGCGATTGTGCGTCAAGCGGCTCAGGTGCAGGGCCCCAATAGTGCTTGGGCCGTTCAAGAACCGCACTGGATCTTGATTGAAGATCTGCTGCAGGGCACCACGGGTATGCGCCGCAAGCATCGGCGGTATCTGCCCCAAGAACCCCGCGAACAGGACGAGAGTTACGACAACCGCCTAGCCCGCAGCGTTTGCCCGCCGTACTACCAGCGCCTTGAGCGGATGCTGGCTGGCATGTTGACCCGCAAGCCCGTCAAGCTCGACAACGTTGCCGATCAGGTCCGCGAACAGCTGTTTGACGTAGATCTGCAGGGCAACGATCTAAACATCTTTACCTATGAATTGACGCGCAAAGTTGTGCGTTATGGCCACGTCGGCGTGTTGGTTGATTTCCCAACTGCTGATGACAGCGAAACCCAAAACATCACGGATGTTGCAAGCCTTCGCCCATACTGGTGCGCGTACACGCCAAGAGACGTGCTTGGCTGGCGTTCTGAGATCGTTAATGGCGCTCAGCAGCTGACCATGCTGCGCCTGATGGAGCGTGTCGTCATCCCCGACGGTGAGTTTGGCGAAAAGTACGTTGAGCAGATCCGCGTCCTGCGCCCTGGCTCTTATGAGCTGTACCGCCAAGGTGAAAACAGCGGTGATTTTGAGGTTGTAGCCGAAGGCCAGACCAGCCTTGATTACATCCCCTTTGCTGTTGCCTATTCCAACCGTGTTGGGATGCTTGAGTCACGCCCGCCGATGGAAGACATCGCAGAGCTGAACCTCAAGAGCTACCAGATTCAGAGCGATCTGGACAACATGCTGCACATCAGTGCAGTGCCGATGCTGGCATTTTTCGGCTTCCCGAGTTCTGCTGAGGAAGTAAGCGCTGGCCCTGGCGAAGCTATTGCCTTCCCCGCTGAAGGTCGCGCTGAATATATCGAGCCTGACGGCAAGAGCTTTGAAGCTCAATACCGCCGCCTTGAGCAGCTCGAAAAGCAGATCAATGAACTTGGCCTGTCTGCTGTTCTTGGCCAGAAAATGAGCGCTGAAACCGCTGAATCCAAGCGGATTGATCGCAGCCAGGGCGACAGCACCATGATGGTTATCGCTCAGCAGGTGCAGGATCTGCTGGATAACTGCCTTAAGTTCCATGCTGATTTCGTCGGCCAGCCGCAAGCTGGTTCAAGCTATGTCAACCGGGATTTTGTGGGCGCACGCCTTGAGCCTGCAGAAATACTCGCGCTGCTGCAGCTCTACACGTCTGGGTCCATCACGCAAAAAACCTTGCTTGATCAGCTCAGCGAGGGCGAAATTCTGGGTGATGATTTCGATGTTGAGGAAGAGCTGGAAGCAACCCAGGCCGGTGGCTTGATCGAAATGGGCGGGCCTGAAAACCTAATGGCTGAAGACGTGATGGAAGAAGAGGTTCCCGCTGACGAGCAATGACGCAATCCGGCGTAACGCCTCGCCTTCTCAACGTTGAGCAGTACAAGCGGCGGATTGATCCGAATCAACCCATCGCCAATATCTACCGCAATGCGCTTGATCTAAATCGCTTCAGCAATGGTGTCGCCCGCCAGATTGTGCGGGACTACAACAACATCATCCTTAGCGCTGTCGCTGACTTGAAAGCGATTGAGGTAGGCGTCCCAACAGCAGGTGCTGGCATTGTCAGCCCACAGTCCTACCAAGCACAGCGTTTGCGCGTGATCCTTGCTCAGCTAAAGGAATCGCTTGATGCATGGTCTGGCCGCAGCACTGTTTACATCACCCGTGAATTGCAGGGTTTGGCCGAGTTACAGACTGAGTTTGTGACTGAACAGCTCAAGCTTGCGATTGAGGGCGGCCGAGTTGGTGCGCGTGGCATTGAACCAAGTGTTGTCGCTGAACGTGCTGTCCGTACTGTCGAAGTGGCGCCGAACTTTGCGGCCACTGTTGCCACGGTCGATCCAACCGATTTGAACTTCACGCTGCCTGGCACTGGCGGTTTCAATCTGACGGCGGCCCAAGGCGCAGCGATCACGTTGCCTAATGGTCAAGTGGTCAGCAAGGCATTTCGCGGGCTAGCCGAATCTCAGGCGCAGCGATTCAATGCCATTGTTCGCACAGGCCTGCTGACTGGTGAGCCAACACCGCAGATTGCCCGCCGGTTAGTTGGAAGCTTGAACTTTGGCCAACTTGCCAAGACCGCACGGCAACAAGCTTTGGCCGGTGGTGAACTGACCAGAGCAGCTGATCATCAGGTTTTGACACTTGTACGCACTTCGGTGCAGCAGGTCGCCAATGCCGCCAGTGAACAGGTTTATAGAGCTAACGAAGACGTGACGCAGAAATATCGCTACGTTGCCACGCTTGATAGCCGGACCTCAGCAATCTGCGCCAGTCTTGACGGCCAAGTATTTGAATACGGCAAAGGGCCAGAACCTCCGGTTCATTTCAACTGCCGCAGCACTACGGTGCCGATCATTGATTACGAAGGCCTTGGCTTGAGGTCGCCTGAAGAGGTGTTGGGCATCCGAGGTAGCAAACGACCATCTGAGGGTGGCGGGGTTTCGGCTGAGACCAATTACGGCAAATGGTTGATGGGCAAACCAAAGGCATATCAAAAGGATGTATTCCGCAGCGAGCGCCGCGCCGCTTATTTCAGAAAACTGTCCCGCAAATTTGGCCCGCAGGATGCATTGACCCGCATGGTCCGTGAAGATGGCAGCGAAGTCACTCTGGCTCAGCTGCAGCAGAGTTACGGCAAGGTCAGGGTTGATTAGGCTGACAGCATCCGCCTTGAACTGATGCCGCTCAAGAAAGGCCGAAGCAAAAAGGTCATTCAGGAGAACATCAGACGCGAAATCAGTGCCGGTCGTGACCCTAAACAGGCCGCGGCCATTGCCTATTCCAAGGCTGGCAAATCCCGTAAACGTCGCA